AAAGATTGGTGCAAAGTCGATTGAAATCTTTACAGACATAGGAGCCCTGGCATTTTGACGACCTGTTTCCCAGCGTGCATCACTCCAATCAAACCTCAGCCCCCTGATAAACCCAGCAAGGCCCTTGCCTTGTGTGCTTTCAAAAGCTTTGACAATGGAGTTTCCGTTATTCCCAGCACCGTTGAAAAAGCCAGAAACAACACTCTGCGTGTTTGTCTGTTGAGCAGATGAAGACACGCTTGTCTGTGAACTCACTCGGTTGAAAGCAACTCTTGCTATCTCGGCAGGATCAGCCATCAAATCATATTGACTGCAAGCATAGACTCCATCTCTTCCAACACCACCACCTGGGATTGTGAAACGATAAACCTTCATTCCATTACGTTCTTCTGCTCTGTTGATCAAAACTCTCATTTGGTGAGTTACCTGGAGGGGCGCTCCAGCAGGCGAAGGAACAAAACCAACAACAGTTCCTCCGGCTGATGAGATTGACCTGATGAACCCACGCGCTCCTGCACCAGCCCTTCCGCCCACTCCGTTTCTTGCTGTCTGTCCTGGCTGTGATATTGAATCAGTCAGGTTGTCCACTCTTGGATAGCCTCTGAGTCTCTGGCTGGCCCCACGCTGCCCCCGTCCATCTGGCAAAGGTATTAAAAGTGCATACTCTCCAGGTTCAAACACGCCTTGTCGTGACATTCTATCCGTCACGCTTTCTCGTGCTGTCAAAAAGTTTGTGTTGCGAGATGTTGCAGCTTCTTCTCCTTCTAGTGAAAACTGACTTGATCCAACTCCAAAGAGTTTGGCAAGTCCAAACTTTGAGTAGTTTGTCTTGAACAAGTCACCCAATCTCAGCCTGATCAAAGGCGAAGCTGAAGGAACTTGTGAGAATGGTTGAATGAACTTGTCAGTCGCAGTTCCAACTTGTCTACCCTCTGAGTATTGTGGATATACCAGTGTTATCAGTTTGTTGATCTTGAACCACATGTGATCAAAGTCTTTGTGGTTTGTTGCAACAACGCGAAAACTCAAAGATATGCTTCTTTTTGTGTTTTTATAGATTGGAACAGATCCAATCCTTCCATAACCCTCGGTTTCAACCAAGTCTACGTCAAAACCGTCATTGACATCTTCAAGAAAGGCATGAAATGAGATGATTTCGTTGGTTCTGAGATCATGGAAGTAGAAAGGCATGTAGTCAGCATCCAGGTGCTCTTCCATGGCTTTGACATCTTCGGCATTGATCCTGTTACCATCCAGTTTGTCTGGTCCTTTGACAACGTTGAGTCTGTTTCCTGTCAAGTCCGCTGCCAAGATCTCTGATGGGTTGTTTGCTTGGTTGTCTGCACCAAGGTAGTTCATCTCCGCTCTTGATAGACCGTTCGGAATCATGTACATGGATTTGGTTGTGTTGGAACCCCAAGCCAGTGCGTTTCTGTATTGACCTGGAAGTCTATCAACAGATTGCAGAACTGATGGATTCAAACTTATCTCTCGTTTTGGACCAACATCAGCTTCCACAACGATACGGTCAATGTCAGATATGAACTCTGCTATGCCGCCATTACTACCAACAACAAATCCGTCTGCTTCGTGTGAAAGCGCAATGTCACCTATGTTCGCCAGGATGTTGCAAAACTTCAACAACTGAGATTCGTTGATCTTTTGAATGATCTCAATGGGACCAACAGGGTTTCCAAGCAAACCAACATCGTTGATGGATGTCACACCTTCAACGTTTGCCACTCCTCCTGCTATCTGCATAACCATGTCTCGTGTTCCACGAATCAGCGAGCGCAGCACAGTGTTGTAATAGCCGTGGTTTTGAAGGATTTCCAATGCTTCAGCGCGTATGTCTGAAGCACCAAAGAAAATGTCAACACCTCTTGAAACGCATTGAAAGTAATCGTTTTTTGTTGGAGTTGCCCTTATGACATAGGTTGCGTTTCTGTATGCTGAGACTTGATCGAGTTTTCCAAGATAAGAACCAAGGCGCCTTCTTCTGTCATCTGCCGAAGGGTTGGCTCCTGGTTGAATCAGTGATGCTGGTTCTCTTGGTGCCACGATCAATGCAGCCGCCTTGATCAAACCACCCACCGTCAAAGACAGCAACGCAGCACAAGCCACAGAAGCAGTTGAACTCAACCCGGCAAACGGAGTCATCCAGTTGTTTACGTTTCCGTAAGAAAGAACATCGTTCTTTTTGATGTTGTCATCCAGAGATGGCTTTTGAAACTCTGGGTTGATGTCCTTCATGATCTTGATTGGGCTTGTTCTGGCGATGTTGATCTTTTGACCAATTCTTGCCAATCCGGGTGCTAGAGCAGCACCCCTGGCAGCAACTTGCTGTCCTGCGTTTGTTGGATCTTTTGGAATGTAATACTCGCCTGAAGCTTCAAGCATGGTCAAAAGACCAATCTTCTTGAGGTCTTTCAGTTTGACAAGAACCGATGTGTTTCCTTCAACCCTTGGAAACTTTCTTGGTCCGTGTTTTCCAAATTCCAACTGCGAATATGCAACACCGATGTTTGAATCATCTTCTGCGACAGAACTGGTTCCATCAGAACCAGGTGTTCTAACAGTCACACCATCAGCAAGTTCCAAGCCAACTCTTGGAACGAATGTTTTCCCAAGAGTGAACCTGTTGTTGTCAAACTGAACCTGCCTAACTCTTTTAACAAAGTCGGCAGCTTCCCCACGAGTGTTGACATCTTGAAGGATCTCGGTCCCAGTTGGTGCATCAATGGACGACTTGCCTTTTTTTATGGCAAACTTTCCACCACGAGAACTATCAACGTCCAACATACCACTGTTGGATGTTTGATTCAGTTCTTGCTTGGCTGAGACACCTTCTGGTGAAGGTTGGTTGAACATCCCCGAGTGATGTGCTTGGTTGTTTTCGCCTGGGTTTTGCAAAGCGGTTGGATTGCCATTCGCATCCTGAAGGGACTGTCTTCCCAAGACGTTGGTGACAACATAGTCGTTTTGAACAGCAACCGTTATGTTGCTGGCATGTTGTGCCAACCTTGCAATGATCTCTGGCTTGAGGTCATCTCGCTCGAACTCGACCGTGTTCCCAGGACCAGAGTTTTCCAGAATTGGAACAAGTCTGTTTGGTCCTGTGTTGTGAATCAATTCAGAGAGGCGACGGGAGGTTCTGGACATGAGTGTAACTATCTTTCCACCCCCAGTTCAGAAGCTATCTTCTGTTTATAGCCTGTAGTGGTCCGATCACGTTCTTTTCAAAGTCTTCCACCATGACCTTCAGAGCTTCTTCTACTCTTTGACGCTCTTCGGCAGGTACTTGCTGAAGAAGCTCTTGGAATCTTTTGGTTTCTGAAAGTTCTTTGTAGTTCATAATTGATATTTATTGCTCATGAAAACATTAAAAGAAATGTTCAACTGGTTACTGTTGGAAGGAAAGATAGACAACTTAAAATTGCAATACCCAGACGTTGCTGACAAAATTGGGTTGTTTGCAAATACAAACCCCAAATATCTTTCTTGGGTTGCAAAACAATTGAAACCAGAAACTTCGCCTGAAGAACTAGAACAGTTGAGGGCAGGTTTTTACTGAGTTAAGTCTCCATGTGTTATTCTTGTGTTGTTAGGCCCAACTCTGCGAAGCAGAGCCAATTCAAATGCATCCAAACCATTGTTGTCGAACTTCACTGTGAAGTTCACATGGATGTTGAAGTTTCTGTTTTGAATCATGTACTCGCCATCAGCACCAAGACCAAGACTGTCTCCAAGCTTTCTCAGACCAGTCTCAATGTTGATAGGTGTCAAATTGTTGATGTTTGTTGTAAGTTCATTGGTTTTAGATATCATGTTGGTAACAACAGCGTTCACTCTTCCAAAGTGAATGCGCTCTATGTTTGTAATAAAACTAGAAACCGTAGCTTCCAAGGATGTTGAACCAATCAACTGTGTTGCGATCTGACTCATGCCAATCTGCAAAGAAGCAAGAACAGAACTCAAACCATTGAACTTTGTTTGAATTTCTGTGGAGCTGAGGGTGTTCGTGGAAATCAACTGAGTAACGGTTGACAGAATGCTGTTAAGGGCTTTTGCTCCAACATCGAACTTTCTTAGGTTTGAAAGAGGTATGTTGCTAAACACAGTGTTCATGTCTCGCATCAGTTGAGGAAAGGTGCTCTGGATTCTTGAGAAGAAATTGCTAACAAAATCAGTTAGTTGTGCAATAGTTTCAGCGTTTGATCCGGGAACGCCACCGCTGTTTTTTGACAATCCGGCAACGATTGTGGCGATTTGAGAGATGGTAGTAAACACTGGGCCGACAATTGGTGCAAATGCTTCGATTGCTTTTAGTTGAGCAGGGTTCAACGCAGCCATACTTGTACTCAGAACAGTCAGGATGCCTGCAATCTTATCAAAAAGATTAGATTTAGTCAGACCATCGAGCAAAGAACTCATATAAGTTCCAACAGCAGAAAGAACTTGGGTTTGGTTGCCATTCGCTGCAAGTTGCAAGATAGCAGAGCTGCCTGAACGAAGAGAGTTCATGAACTCTCCCAAACCACCAAGAATACGGACAAACACCAAACCAACTCTTGCTTGATCAGCCGTAAAACCTTGGCCAACAATAGGAGAGGCCAAGAAGCCTCTGATCTCGTTCATCAAGATCGAAAGGTTGCTTGTCATGATTGAGATGAAAGAGCGAATTGATTCCAATCTCCATTCAACTCGTTGTCCCAACAAAGCTTGAATGTCAGACTGCTGCAATGCTTCTGTTGGCGGTTTCAAAGCATTAGCAAACTCAGCAACGGCTCCAATAACCGTTACAAGCAATTGTGCCGACTGAATCCGCTGTTCGCCGCCACCAAGTCCTTGAACGGCATTTGACAGTGAAGTAACAATCAACATCAGTTGATTGGTCAAGTTCGTAATTGTGTAATTTACAGAGGATAAGGTTTCTCTTTGCTCTTGCTCTCCATTCAAGAAGCTTAGAATTCCCGGTCTGGTTGCTGTAATCAGTTGAGCAACTGATGCCGCAAAAGATCCAATTCCTTTCATGATATCCACGAACACCCCAGCTTTTTTCACAAATTCAGCCAGCCCACCACTTGGACGGAATCTGTCAATAGACTCCATGATTTTAAGTCCTTCAGATGCCATCCCTCTAACGGTAAATGCAATTACAGCAAGACCAGCAGCCACGGCTGCTGCCCCAGCCAAACCAAAAGAAGCAACACCAATACCGATTGCGGCAGCTATTCCAACAACTGCCGCAGCAGACAAGAAGAAAGCTCCTGTTGCAGTCATGATCATAACGGTTTTTCCAATGTTGGCAAAAGGCACATCTTCAAATGCCCAAACTATGCCTCTAGCACCAATTGCCATCGCAGCACCAACAAGACCCACTACCAACAAACCACCAAGAATTCGCGGAGTCATTCCAGGGGCCAGGTTGATCGTAGACAAAAGTTTTACTGCCCCTGCTATTGCAACCATCGAGGTTGCTGTTGTGATCATTGCAAGAGAAGCAGTTGCAATAGAAGCTGGAGTGATCTTGTTTTCTTGGATGGCTTTTGCAAACCTAAAGATTGCATATAGCACTCCAACCATACCAACAACAATGAATGCTGTGATTGCAACCATCTTCACCAGGGCTTGTCCCCAGTTTGCCTTGGAGTCTGTTGCTGCCTGAGCAGCTTGGTCAGCACTTTCAATAACACCAGCGATTGCTTGACCAGATCCACCACTGCTTGATGTTTGTGGAGCGTTTGACATGGCTCTGGAAGCGGTTGCTGCTTGACCCATGAATCTGTCTTTAACAGACTCAACTGCGGTCCTGATTCCACCACCTCGTGCAAACTCAATCAAACCTTGTGTGAACATTGCAGCAAACGAAGTTGCAATGGCTCTGCCAATCATCCCAACAAACGCTGGTCCTGCCAGAACTGCTGCGATTTCAAGAAGGTGAGTTCTTAGCCACGGCTCTGCTTTCTTCCAGATCTCTCCAAACAGTCCTTTAACAGCACTCCAGAGAGATGGGCCAAATTCCTTAAGAGCATCAACAATTGGGCGAATCAGAGGTTCAAGAAAACCAAGACCGCCTTCAGCACTTGATAGATCTATAGATTTTCTTCCCGATATCAGATCGGTGATATATTCTATACCTTCTCGCAACCCTTTCATTGCGATTCTCAGCAAACCACCAGCAATCTGACTGATTGCCATGAAAAACTTCCTGAAGCCATCAAGAACTCTCTGACCATTCTGCGAGTTGTTCTGGAACCAAGAGAAGAAGTTCTTCTTCAGGTTTTCTAAGAGTTTCGGCAATGCGGTCTGCGGGTCCGTTGTCATCGTTTTAAAGAACTCTCGGAATGCATCAGCAGCCCCACGAAACAACTGTCTGAACTTTCTTCGATCAAACAGATCCGAAAGACCCTGGAACACGTCTTTAACTCCAGGGAACATGGCAACAAACGCTTTGCCTACTTTTATGCCCTCCCTATACGCAATCCTCAGATCAACTCTGAGTTCTCGCATCAGATGTCTGAACTCTTGGCTTCTCTGGATACCAACAGTGAAGCCCTGGATGAACCGATCAATGAAACCACCGCTACCTTGACTGCCGGACTTAACAAGTCGCTCAATGGAGTCAGCAAGCGCCTTCATGGCTTGAACCTGCGTCATCTGAGTCTTCTTGGCAGCATCAGCCTTCCTTGTCACTTGGTCATATGTCATTCCCTGGTTCTTCATAGAGAAAGCCAGGTCCAGGGCAGAGTCATCCAATCCAGTTTGTTGAGCCAACAAAGCTCTTTCTTGGCGAGTCATGTTCTCAACAGAACGACCTGCTGCAAAGAAGGACTTTCTAAGCATCTCAACCCTCTCTGCTGGGTTCTGTGCCTTCATCATTTCCAAAGCATCAACGTTTAAGTTGAATGCCTGTGACAGATGTGCAGCCCCTTGTGCGGCATCTTCGAAGTTGTCATACTTCTCAATCACACCCATGACCTTAGAAACTTCAATACCAAGTCTTCTGAAGTAAACAACAGCCTGACCGATCTCCTTTGTGGATATTCCTCCAAAGTGTTTGAAATCAGCCATCAGGGTGGCCATGTCTCTGGATATCTCTTTCGCTGACCCGGCAGCACCATTGAAAGCTTTGCTAAGTTGTAGAGAGTAGTTTGCGATCTCTCGCAACTCATCTGTCAAAGCTGTCTGAAGAGCATAAGCTCTTGTCGCCACTGCTTTCTGACCTTCTTCTGTTAAACCCAGCCCTTTGTAGTAGGCACCTATAGCCTCAGAGTTTTTAACAAACTGACCAGCAAGAGCAGCAAAGAGAGGTCCGAGGTTGTGAGCATATTCTTGCATGAACTTCAAACGTTCGGCAAGGTTGCCAAAAACACGATAGACAGAAAGACCTGTTTGAGCCAGTTGTCCTTTAAGGTTTCTGGCCATTGAGATGATTGCTTGACCTGATGTGGCATGAAGAGCACCAAACTCTTTACGAATGTCTTCCAAAGCTTGTCTTAAACCAGTATCACCTCCACCAGCATCAGCCATGTTGATCAACCCGGTAAGCATCTTGAATGGTATGGCTATGATTGAAGCAGCAAGGTTGCCAAGTGTTTCAACCACACCAAATCCAAGGTTCTTGATGGTGTGGAACATGTTTGCTGTCATTCTCAAACCCTGAACAAAACCATCAATAGAAGAAGCAGCCACGGAGAAGCGTTTCACCTTCTTGGTCATGTCTTCCATGCCTCTGCCGGTTTCATCTTCTCTCTTGACAGCTTCTTTCAATGCAGAGTTCAGCTTGTCAAACACATCTTGGTTGGTTGTTCCAAGACCTCTCGTGGCATCCGAAGCTCCTGCCACTGCTTGCGAGGCATTCTGAATGTCTGTTGCAACGTCCTTGAAGTTTGCAGAACGCAACGTGTTGACCATATCTCTTGTCAGAGATGCTTGATCTTTCGTCAACTTGGTGCTTTCTTCCAAAAGCTTGTTCTGGGCAGAAAGAAGTTGATTCAACTGAGCTTGTAGGTCGAGATTGGTCGCCATCTGTTGTTTCAACTGATAATTACACCAAGATCGGAAGTTCGCATGAGCAATTACAAACTCTCAGCAACAGGAAAACTTTTCTTTGCATCCCTTGTCGCTTATCTGGGCGGCGCAAAATCAATCATCAAACTAAAAGCCACACCTGAACAAGTGAAGGCAATCTCTGATGCTGTGATGGCCTCAAAAGAGTTTCAGGATGAAGTTAAGCGTGAGGGTGCAACCATTGAATCAGTCATTGAAAAGATGAGGTTGAAAAACCTCACCGCCGCAGAATTCAAAAAGATCACAGGAAAACCCTGGCCTTTGTGATCTTCCTGGTTAACAACCCATGAAAATCAAAGCAAAAGAGTTGTTTGGCTTAATTGCCGAAGCAACAAAACAACACTTGTTGGAAGCTGATATAACAAAAGTCGATCCCATGTGGATTGGGACTTATGCTTTTGTTCAAGCTTACAACCAAGCTCTTGCTGCGGGGCTGTTTCCAAGAAACCAAAAGCTTGGAGTTGAGTTCTCTCTTACAGACAATGGATTTCGCAATGGAGTTCTGTTGATCTCAGCATATGACAGACCCACACCAAGGTATTTTAAAAGTGGTCATGGCCATGACTTGCTTCATGGTTTGACTCAGAACTCACAACCTCACTTTGGAACATTTCGTGGAGAAGAAGCACAATCCACAAACAACAAGTCCTCTTTCAAAAAGAAACTCTTCAATCTTGCCTTTAAAGAAATCAGAGATAAATTTGGCATTGATCTCTTCAAGAGATTCCCAGAGGTTTCAATGAACAAGTCATTAACCCAAGAGGAACTCCACAAGATTCAAATTGAAGCAATCAAGTTTCTTAGAGAAGAAGACTACGATGCTTACGAGTTGTTCAACAAACACACAGCACGAACAAACTATTTCACAAGAATAACATCAAAGGGTTCTAGAAGAGACAACCCAACCCATGCTTACGAAGAGGAAATGGGGAACATCGTGAGTGATGCTTTGGTGCCCTATGTTTCTGGTTCCCAGCCAATACCACCTGATCTTTTTGATTCTCTGATGAAGAGCCTGCAAAACTTTGAGGAACCACAAGACTTTAGAACTTACGACCATCCATCCAACGAACAAACCAAGCAAAAGTGGCTGACACACTTTCAGAAAGTTCTCCCAGAGTTCTTCCAACTTTACAATGCCTCTCTTGAAAGACTGAAAAGAACCGGGTTCGGTAGAGATCAAAAAATATAAATACCTATTTAGGTTTTGGTGAAAAATGAAAGCAACGAAAACACAACTTGAAGCTATGATTCGTGAAAGTGTCCAAAAAGCTCTTGAAGGTTTGGACTATGGAGACAAGGATTGGTTGTCTACAAGACAAGACGACGATGCAATCAGACAGAACCTCATGAGAAAAGGATCTGGGTCACCAATCTTTGGTCAAATGATTCAAGCAGCACAAGCAGCACAGAAGAAGATTCAAACTTCAAACAACCAGGAGAGAATTGCTGTGGCTGCACGCCTGAAAACAGAACTAGAGCAGTTGTCACAAGCACCTGAGAGTGGTGCTGTTATCATGAAGGCAAGATTGATCACTGGGAAACTAATTGCTCTTGCAAAGCAGGGATGAAAAGCCATGTTTACAAAACTGGCTCAAAAAATCCTGAAGCTGGTCAACCCAGACGGCTATCATAAACGAATTGCGGTTAAGAGATTCCAGTTGCCCAACGGTCTTGAGGAGACTTTCTTCATTGATCAAGACAAAGACTCTGTTCAGGTGTTTTGCATCACCAAAGAAGCAGATGTTGTCTTGGTTCAACAATACAGAGCAGGACCAGAAGAACTCATGCTTGAGCTTCCTGGTGGTGGCATGGAGGAGGGCGAAGAACCTCTCGAAGCAGGCATCAGAGAGCTTCAGGAGGAGACGGGATACGTTGGTGATGCAACATACCTTGGCAGTCTGTCATACTCCCCCTATTCGTCTGGTAGACGCCACTGTGTTCTTGTGATCAACGCAGTTAGAGTGTCAAACCAGAAGCTAGACCCAAATGAGTTTGTGACAATGCTCAAGATGCCACTTAGGGACTTTAGATCCAAGATCAAGTCTGGTGAGATCCGAGGTTTTGATCTTGCTTACATGGGCCTTGACTACATTGGAAAGCTCTAGAAACAATGAAAGTAACAATCAAACAACTCAGTGAGATGATCACCAGAGCCATTCTACAGGAAGTCGATGCAAGAAAGATTCCCAGATGGTGGTTTGGAACTTATGCTTTTGTTCTTGCCTACAACCAAGGACTGAAAGAAGGGTTGTTTCCCAGAAACCAACCCATTGAAATAGAGTTTACAGTTGGACAAAAAAACATCTGGGCTAATGGTATGTTGACAATAGACATAACAAGCCCCCGCCCAGACAGAGACTTCTTTACGGGCGGTCCAGGTCATGACTTACTACACGGTTTGACTCAGAACTCCCAGCCTCACTTTGGAACATTTCCTAAAAACGACTTGTCTGTTTCAACCGGCAACAAATCCGACTACAGGTATCGAAACATCAAACGTGCTTTTGATTCCATCAAGAAAGACTTTGGAGTTGATCTGACCACTGTTTTTGGTAAGAATTCCTATACTGGAGAAATAGAAGACTTCACCAAGAAGATAGAGAGCTACCTGCTGAAAAAAACCAGAGAAGCACAGGGGGAAGACTTGGAATCTGGCGACACTCACAAGTGGGAGAAAATCTATTACAGGTTTGATAGTTTTACAAGACCGTCAAACTACTTCTCCAACAATCACATCAAGAAGGGTGGAAAAAACAACCCTACTCATGCAATTGAAGAAGAAATAGGAAATGTTGTTAGCGATCAACTCGCAAACTTTTTGGCTAATTCTGAACCAGTTGGCAAAGAGATGGTTGCATTCATTCTTGATCAGGTTGATAGGTGGGAAGAGGCAAGTGAGTTTGGCTTTTATGACAACCCATCAAATGAGAAAACCATTCAAAGATGGAAACAGCACATGAGGAATGTGCTTCCTCGTTTTGTGGCGATCTATAATCAAAAGCTTGCAATGCTTGAAAAAACCAACTTGGGCTCTGTATCAAGTGTCAACGTTTAGGAGTTGGACTCCAACAGCCCAAGCAACGTGGCTCATAGACTTCACTACCACCCACCGCAACCGCAACACCACTGGCAGCATATGGTTTCTCTCTAAATGTCCTGTTTGCTTCCTTGTGACAGACTTTACAGATAGAAGTAAGTTTCGTTACATTGTCAGCCAAGGCTAGAAGGTCTGGTGTTGAACCAAATGGCTCTCCATAGGAATTCAGATCAAGACATGTGCAGATAACGCGAACATTAGCTCTGATCAAACCTGAAACAATAGGGCTGATCCAAGAAGAGTCAAAAAACTGTGCTTCGTCAAAAGCCACAACCTCGGTTTCATCATCAATCACAATCCTGTCACCCTCTGAGATTGCAAATGGAACTACGCCAGTAGCAACTTCAAGGTCTGTCTTGTTGTGAGATGTGATTCTGTCAACACCATAACGGAAATCCATTGATGGTTTGAATACCTGAACCTTCTGATTGGCAATCACACATCTCTTAACTCTACGAATCAACTCCTCGGTTTTTCCGGCAAACATTGGCCCACAGATCACTTCTAGTTTTGACATGTTGAGATAATATAGTGGGCGGAATTTGTTTTATTCCAAGGAGACAAGTTTTAAGCCTCACGGCTTCCATTCTTGTTTGAGAGCTTTGTAAGGTGGGAGTTTGTAATCTGCAAGAGGTCGCTTTAGCAAAAGCATCTTGTGATTTGGAATGAATGCAACTTGGTGATTGGCAAGCACTACCAAGTGAGCATTCTCGTTGTCTTTGTACCAATCAACCGTACAAATGTAACGCTCAATCTCAATCCACTTGTTCTTGTTTGGAAACCAAGATGTTCGGGTGTTGAAAGCGCCCATGAGAACTTCATGAGTTGAAACAGTTACATGAAAATCTGGACATGCCTTGTAAAAACAAAGATCCCCAAGAGAAAGCTCTGTCACAAGCTTGCTTGTGCCAACCGAAAGAGCATGTGCTGGGATGTAATCAAACAAGGCGCCGTTCTTCAGCAGGATCTTGAATGTCAGATAGTGGCCCTTGTACGAAGAAACAGCAAAGACTGTGCAGGGCTCTGTTTGTCCTTCAAATGACTCATCCATGTCATACAAGAACTTTGTTTGAACAAAAGCGGAGAATGCTGGAATATCAACGTGGACGTTCATGTGTTGCTTTTCTCAGAATGGATTCTTGGCAGGATGCCACAGTTTGTTTTTATTGTCAAACTCTGCAACGATAGCGAACAGGATGTTACCCTTGGAAATATGAAAGCTGGTTTGCCGACAGATCAGGCCAACTCCCTCACGTCGCGTTCCATCAGCTTCCTCAGCAATGATGTACTTGACTTCGAACTTGTCTTCCTCAAAGATTGACAGATTGATATAACGCTCCATGAACCAACCTGCCTCTGTGATGGAATGACAATCGCCTTCCGAGATTGCATCGCTGTAAACGACACGAGTTCGTGGAAGAACCTCGAATGCATATCCGAACTCGTAAGCAACCCGCTCATGAAGGTACTGAGACATCCAAGCAAAGCCAATCCGCTTGTTCTTGCGAAGGGTTCCAGAGCCATGTGTCTCAATCCACTCTTCGGCAGGCATCATGCGATTGTTCTTGCGAAGGGTTCCAAAGCCATGTGTCTCAATCCACTCTTCGGCAGGCATCATGCGATACCAAAAACGGTTTGCAACAGCGTTTGGCAGGTTTCCGGTCAACTTTGTTGGGACAACTTTGGTTTCCATGTCACTGACATTACCAAAAACACGGATGGAGTCAAGAGGTAATCGCAACAAAAACGGTTTTGTGGTTTTTATGTGAATCTTTGAAGTTTTGCTGGCACCATGGATCTTTGCTTGCCAGTTAGTTCTCTGATGTCTGGGGTGTTGTTGTGAACACCCTTGCTTGTTTGCCCATTCTGGTTTTCTGCGGCTGTCTTGATTTCTTGATTGATCCTTTCAATCAGCCACTTTCTATAAGAAATTGGGAACTTATAGTAGTCTTTCCAGTCCATCCCGAAGTAGTAACCAAGAAGGAAGAAAGGCTCAAGGATTACCTTGGTTTTATCCTCCGGCGTTAGGCCAAAAAAAGCTAGCACCCATAGGGACAGCCACCACCTCCGAGTGGCCACACGACTTACACTCAAAAGGATGCCTCATGTCGATGCCAGGTTCATGCTGATCAATATACTTGCGAAGTGCAAGTGAATCTCTTGCTGCCATGTACTGAATGAACCTGGAGACGAAAGCTCTGTCAGAGTTTCCATCAACCGAAACAATGGAGAAGAACAAACGTGTTGTAACAACGTTGTCGTTTGCCAAACCCTTCTTCTTCTTGTTTTCCATCATTGCGAGAATCTCTTCTTCTTCTTTACCTGTCAAGAATCTGAAAACAACCTTCTTGTTCGAGACAGGAAGAATGAATTCAAACTGATTGACACCAAGAGCAGAAGGTTCGATCTCAAGTGGTTTGATTTCCAGTGCAGAAAGATCAATGCTGTACTCTTGACGTGCTTCACAAGCTGGACATGCTACTTGTGCAATGTACTCAGGACCATAGCCAGTAATACGAACAGCAACCATCAAGGCGTTCCTGTCACCCGACAAAAGATCGTTGACCTGAACACCTGGGTCCATCAAACAAGATCGAATGAGTTCAGTGATCACTGTGCCTTTTTTGATCAAGGCACGACTCATCAGAATGTCTTCTTCTTGAGTTGTCATTCCTTTGATTTCAACTTCTTCTTTCCCATGCAACGGCGAGTTAGCAGGATAGACAAGACCACGAGAAGGAAGTGGGACCAAGGCGCTTGGGATCTCTATTCCCATCTCTTGCCTTGCTGCTTCTGCTCTTGAAATGGCTTGAGCACCCTCAACTGCTTGCCTTGCTGCAAAAATAGAGTTCTTTATTTCTCTCTGCGTGTCTGAAAAATCTTGTGACATTCTTTTCTCCGAATTGCTTTATATTGAATGAAGATACAGGTTTTGTGTGCCTTCATTGCCTAGATAGCATTCAACCACAGTTTTGGAGACATTCATCCTTTGCTGTTTTCCAAAGACAGCAAAACAATCATGTTCATCAGCTTGCGTGGCTGTTGGAATGGAAAACCTGGAAGATTCATCATTGTTCTTGCAGCAATCATTGCTTCATGCTTTGTGACAGGAATGCCACGAAGTATCTTGGTGGTGATATTCGTTTGTGGAATTGCCTCAAGAGTGGTGTTCAAAAACACCTTGACATTTGGTGCCACTGCATAAGCAGGTTCGTTGTATTCATCGCTTGTGTTTTTTTGCTGGATTGCCTTGAGCCTCTTCTGCTTTTCCACTTCATCAGGATGAAGCTTGCTTTTACGATACTTGTCAATGTGTCGTGTTTTTGGCCGATAAAGCTTGGTTGTTTTTTCTGTCATCTCCAACAGAGTTGATGCGACAACTCTGGCAATCCATTCAGAAAGATCTTGTTTTTTCATTTTACCCTTTGCTTCCTTTTGCAGTATAACCAGAATCAACAACCACTGGTAATCCCCTTGCCAGCCCCCAAGAATCAATCTTGACAAGATCTCCAGGTTCATAGTTGCAGTTTTTGATCAAGTTAACAACACGTCTGAAAAAGGGATTTGTGTAGTGCTTTTCAAATGCCAACTGATATTGTCTTAGTTCTCCAGTTGAAGCATCGGAGGCTGTTCTTGGGAAAGCACCACCAAGTGCAAAGATGAACTCATTCCACGGAACACCAGTTAGACTCTTGAAAGTCACTCTTGTCATTGGGGCTGCTTCTTCAGCAACCAGCCAGTATCCCTGGTTGTTGGACTCATAGATCTCAGGGAAAATATTGATGTTTTCAGGAGTTTTGCACACAGAGATCTCTGCAACGTTTTGTTGTAAACCACTATGGCTGTTGGCCACTTTGAGAACTTTTGCATTTCCAAGACTATAAACAGTTCTACCTTGCTTTTGTCCTATCTTGGCTGAACCAAGCGTTTGGGAACAGTAACCTATAATTTGTTGCAACTGGCTTAGAGATCTAAGTCTATCCATGCTGAATGTGTGCTCAATGGGTTGGTTTGACGTTTCTTCAAGAAGGTAAGTCTCCAGAACTGTTTCGATATATGTTCTTAACTGGTTCATCAAAATTAAATAGGCGTTCACCCCTTCGGCAAAACCGTTTATACTGTCTGTGATATGTCAATCAAAAAAAAACCATTTGTCAACTTGTTGCAAGAAGTCAGAGAGCTTGAAAAAAACGAAGTAATTGATCAACTGTCAGAAGCCACTGACATGAACAACGGAATTCGTTGCCCGGTTGTTGGTTGCTCATGCAAAACCGTCTTCAAACGGTGGGGAGACATGCGTGGTCACTTTCTTGACAACACAACTCACAAAAAAGACTTTTTTCGCATATACATGGAGAAAACCAATGAACCATTTTGCGACTTGAGAGGTGCAGGGTTCAACCATGGAGTAAACTCTCTGATGCTTGCGTTGATTCGTCAACCAACCTCAGTAGAAGAGTTCACCAACGAAGGTAACAAGAAAACATCAGCAAAAAACACAGAACCAGCGGCCACTACGAAGCCAAAGAAGGCCCGACCGATCTTAGAGCAACAGATTCTAGGGTATACAGTTCAAGAGCCGATAGAAGCCCCGCCAGAGGCCACTGTGACACTGTTTAAGCAAGTGCAAGAGGAAGCGCAGACAAGAACCACTTCAAACAGGAGTTCATTCAGTCGTGTATCGGAGATGATTCGAGAGAGTGATGAGATCAACAAGGTTTGGAGAGGAAAGGTTCTTGAAGAGTATGTTGACATGTTTCATGGGATTCCTCCTTGTTTTCACTGTAGGAGTGAAGAAGGAAAACAGATTCATCACCAGAATCCCTTGTTTCATGAAATTGTCCTTATCAGCTTGAACAAGCTTGGAACCACTGCTGAAAGGGTTATTGAAGAACGAGAAAAAGGAGATGAAGGACCACTGAAAGCAGTCCTTCAAGATGTGTTTGCTTACCACATGAAACCTGGAAGGGTTTGTGCGGTTCCTTATTGTCAAGGATGCAACCAAGATGCAGAGATTAAGAGAAGAAAAGGAAGAAGGAATGCGGAGTGAAGGATGCCTTCGTTAAAAGAAGGCAAACCAGATCAGTATTGCAGAACACAGTTGTCAAATCGAATAGTCAGGGTGATTTCAACCTGATCAGAACCTTCATAGGTATGGTCGTTGAAGTTTGCTTCTTGACACCAAGCACCTTTGATGTCCCAGAGGCTAATAACAGTTCCAACTGGATCAAGAGACTTCAGTTGGATGTCTCTTTTATAGAAATCAGCATAGCCAGAACGACCTGAGACAGATTCGTAACACAAGCGAAGCCACTCCATAACCTGTTGAGCACCAGCGGGAGCAATAGCATCATGCAAAGTAACACTCATTGTTCCGAACGTAGTTCGACCAGCAATGTAACGTGTGGTGTTGATCCATGGGATCGCCACTTCTTCTGTGGTAATTTGAGGGCGTGATGCCGACTTTACAAGAAAGGCATCAATGCCTTCAATTGCCAAAATAAACTGACGTTTAGCGATTGGTTGAAACTTCGTCGCCAACATGTCTTCTACGCCTAGAGTTGTTGCCATGTGATTATCCTATTTGATCTTAAGTATGCTGTTATAGCTTGTTTGCGATGGCTTCAAGGTTTGCTACCATCACTGAAAGCGAGCCATCTGGTATGTGAGAGAATTGAATTCGTGTAGAAATTCTCTTGGTTAGGTTTTGAACCTGACCAATCAAAAGTTTTCTATCATGAACCAACGCCTCATCCATTGTTCCGTATTGGCTGAGTAGGCTGTCAGCTTCCTCAACGTTCTTGATGGCTCTGGCAATCACTTCTGAGTCAGCACCAGCTTTCTGGGCTGATTTAAACTTGACACAGACTCCCATTAACAAAGATTCAACTTCTTGGATGTCCTGATCAGAGATCTGACTAGAAGAATCCGAGTTGACTCCTGTTAGGCTTTCCCTGACAGCTTGTTCAATTATTCTTGCCAGATCTTCTCGCTGCATCTTCAGACCCACTCCCAACCAAGTATATCAAGAATGCTCGATGCCAAACCTTGTGCTCTGTCTTCAATCTTCTCTTCGCTTCTTCCATAACGAACATGCCAAGAGTTGAGGGTTTTGTTAAGATAAGAGTGAGGGTTTTCGATCTCTTCATCATCAACTGTTTCTGGTAGCTCTTCTGGAGATGGAGCGTTCGAAAGAGCCGTGAGAACCTTATGCATACCAACACCAGTGTTCATGTCTGGGTTGCCTACGCCTGCCACTTCAAGTGCGTATGCAAAGGCAAGATAGTCACCACCTTTAAGGTCCATGTCCCAACCACCTTGTTCATCCAAAGCTGCTTGGAGTTCCTCTGGCGATGGAACATTGCCATAGGTAGAAGTACCACGCTTGGTCACATCACCGTCTGACAAGCCTTCTTGAGCGTAACCTGATGCTTCTTTCAAAGCCATTCTCAGGGCTTTGCGAACACCTTCGGCAAGTTGTGATCGAGTGATCTTCTTTGCCTTCTTGATTTCCTTGTTGGCTTCCTTCTTGGAGTTTTCATCCTTCAGGTGTTTTTTACCAACACGGTCAAAGTTATCTGACTTGTCTGTTGACTTTCCTTTACCTTCAACAAGGGCAGACTCAATACCCTTTTTTACGGCTTCGGCAATAAAACTTTCAAATGTTTTTATGTTGTTCATTTTCTACCTATTTGTGGTTAATTAGCCCTGGATGAAGTTCCCACGATTTGTAAGCGTGAAATCAATAGACAAAAACTCAAGTGTCTTGGTTGGAACAAGGAAGATCTTTCCTCTGATGATCTTGTTCTCGATGTCTGCTTGGGTTGTTGTTGTTGTGTCAATGACAACCTTGAAGTTGTCAATTCCACGTTTATCTTGCACGTCTTTAAAGATTGGGTTTACCAACTGGGAGAACCTTGCAAGAGTTGCTTCCTTGTTCTGATCAAACAGAATCCTGTTTGCAACTTGACGAACTTGACGACGCAGCGAGATAAGAAGTCTACGAACGTTGACTCGATCCAATGAAGATTGACGAGCAAGAACAGTCTTCTGACCCCAGACAACTGGACCCGTGCTGCCAGCAAAGCTGACAATTGGGTTGATGTTCACAGAATACAAAGCGTCCATGTTTGGCTTTGTCAAACGAACAACTGGTTCGTTTGTGGTGTCCAATGCGCCTCTTGTGAAACCGGCTGGAGCGTTCCAAGGGAATGCAACAGCGTCGTTCTTACTGAAAGCTCCAAGCACAGCAACCGTAGGAGGAACTCTGACAACAGAGCGGTTGGTTGCATCTCTCAAAGTCACATCAGGGAAGTATGCTGCACCGAAACTGCTGTTAACTCCACGGCTAGCGAAGTCAGTTGCAGTAAAGCCAACACTGATGTTTTGAGTGTTAGTCGTAACAAGCAAGTTGTTAACGTCTCTCTCTTCAATGTCAAACAAGAACAAAGCGTCGAAACGATTCTCGGTTGTACGCAATGCTGTGTCGGTAACAAAACGGTGGCGAATGCCTGGGATTGCCAGAAGTTGAATGTCAATTTCTGACGTGTCACCCATCAAAGCCAGTGCTTTGGTGTAAGCCGAGACTGTTGGACCAGAAGAAAGACCTCTATCGGTGTAGTTCATCTCTTCCACAATGGCTTTGTTGGTCAACTGTGCTGTATCAGCATTGAAGATCCTTGTGCCATCGAATCCACCTTGAAGGTAAACAGTAAACTTTGCTACTGCTCTTGCCGAAGGATCTGTGAGATCTTCCACCTTGAAAGCTCTGGTGCGAGCAACAGAGTCAAGCGGAATAACTCCACTCCTAACATAAGTCCAAGCATCCAAGTTTGTTACGTCAGCCAACTCGCTTGTTGAGTTGTAAACAACTTCAATGTTTTCAAGCGAGAAGTAGTTGTTGCAGAATCTATCCGCATCAACAATTCCGTTTTGTGCTGTATCAACAGCACCTTCATTGGCAGAAACAATTGGGTTCATCCACTCGGTGTGATATGAACCAAAGTATTTCGACAAAGACTTGATTGTGTCGTTTGGAACATAGCTTGAGTTTGGATCTGTTGCAGATTCCTGACGCTCAAACTGAACACCCCAATACAAAGACTTGTCAGTCGAGGTTGTAGTAGATGTTCCTCTGGTCAAACTAAGTCTGAATGGAACAGGAGGCTGAACCATTCTTTGTGCAGGATTGGTGATAGACCAAGTGTTGCTATCCGAGAATGAAGGCATTGGAGCAGAACCAGATGTCATCAAGTGAGGGAAACCACGGCATCCCAGTGGAAGAGCAGACTGTGGCGTTTCACCATTCAAAACATCGTCTGACAGAACAACGCGAATATATCTGCTACGAACAGGGTAGTTGCCTGTTGTGGTGAGCTTCTGCTTGCCAGTGGTTGCATCAAAGTTGAAAAACACTCTCGTGTCACCAATGATGTTTCCAATGAACCTTGGGTTTGATGGATCAAGAGACAAACCTCTCCACTGCTCCAAGACAACCTTGTTGTTGTCATTGTCGTTGAAGTCTCTAACCAACAAGTCGAACGTACCAAACTCGGTGGTGTCTGTGTTGGATGGCTGGATGTTCTCGATGCTGATCTTCAGCTTTGTGTTTGGTTCTTCACCATCACTAAGAGCATAAACCTGGAACAAGTTGACAGGGCGACCACCGAACTTCTGAGAAGTAAACCAAGGTGTTTTTGCGGTTTGGAATCTGTCTTCAAAACCTTCAAAGTTTGGAGCATATGCACTACCAGAGTTCCAAGCCTGACTACCAGTGAGCAAGAATGCAACCTTCTCACGAGGTCCAGGTGAAACTGCGGAAGCAGAGGTTGTCAGAACACCCGCACCAGTAACAACTGCCAAAGCAGGATGAATGTCATATTGCGAGTAAAGAACATATCCAGCATTCTCCAACTTCAAAGGATCTTTGTTGAAGATCTTTCCAAAGTAGTTTGGAGCACTTACGTCAAAGGACGCAGTTAGAACGTTTGTGTAAGAAGAGTCGGCTCCGTTCCAGCCGTTCAAAAACATGACAAACTCTTGCAAACCGCTACCAAGATAGACGGAACCCGTTACAGCACCAGTTCTCGTGGCAGATGAAGAAAGTGTGCTTGGTGCTGTGCTTGGTGCTGTGGAGCTTGAAAGAGTCAAAACAACTCCCGAAGCTGCCATCAACACGCCACGAAGAACCATCTGACCAGAAGAGGAAAGACCAGCCCCAGAAAAGATTTCTGAGTTTGTTGATTGAGACATGTAAGTTGCAAGGAAGTAAGACCTTCCAAGCTCTCCACCAGCAACCGCATAGCGATTGTTGCCAAGGTTGCCAGAAAGAGTGCTTTGTGGTTGACGGTCACCCGCTACAAAACCAGCATACTGCACTTTGCCCTTGTTGTTCCCGGTTGATGTTCTCTGAGTACCATCACCAACACCCAAGACTCTAAGAAACGTAACTGCCTGAGCATTACGAAGCCACTCAGCAACAGCCAGAGGTGCATTCTTGTAAATGCTTGATGGAGCACCAAACTTTACGTTGAAGTCGCTTGTGGTTGGTAGTGTAAGTGGAACAAAGGCTGGCCCTTTAGGTGATGTTCCGATGATACCCGCTGGGATACCTACTGGTTCAATGGAAGTTGGCCCAGTAAGATCTATCTCTCTTGTGGTAACTCCTGCGCTTGCAAATCCTTGTGCCATTTTTAAACCTTCCTATAAGGGCTATACGGTAAGTATAGCCCTTCAAACCAATTGTAATTATTGCTGAACAATAAGGGTCCACTCGCAAATTTGTTGATAGGTTTCATTGAATGGTTTTCTCAAGTTACCCATGAGAGTTCACACCACTCTCACTTGATGAGAGTGGTGGAGCCTTTCCAAATCACACGAACTGGACACCACTGTTTGTGATGATGAAGTCGATTGCGATTGTTTCCGCAGATCTTGTTGGGACAAGGGAGATCTGCACATTCATGCGGTTTGCGTTGCTGTCTTCTTCGGTGTTGTTGGTGTCATCACAGATAACATCAAACTGCTCAAGACCAGCTTTGGTTTGAACACTTCCAAGAACAGAAGAGAAACGCTTAACAACGTCGCTTCGTGTGTCAGATGTGACTTGTTCAAAGATCACTCGGTTGCCGATCTCAACAATCACACGCTTGACTTCCAAGATCATTCTCTTTACGTTGATCGAGCTCAAAGCACTCTTTGCTTGTTGCAAAGTGTTCTGAGACATGATCACATAACCCTCTCTTGGGAACTTAACGATTGGGTTGAGTTTAACCTCAGTCAGTCTATCTCTCTCTGGCTGGTTGATACGAACCTGGGAGAGCGTGACGAAGTTCAGAGCAGCCCTGTTAAAGCCCGCTGGAGCAAACCAAGGGTACGCAACCCTGTCGTTGTAACCAAGCGCCGCCAAAGCCCCCACAGAGGCAGGAACAGTCACCTTGCGGTTGTTCGCTGTGTCGTTGATGACAATGTTTGGGAAGTAAGGTGCAACAGAGTTGTTGTCAATCACCCTTGACTCAAAGTTGTCAGCAGTTGTAAGCACATCAATGAACCTGTTGGTGTCTGTGTCAAAAACACGAACTCCGTTAAAGTCATAGTAAGGAACATCCATGATATACATGGACAGTGAGTGTTCCTTGGTTTGAGCAGAAGCAAAGTCAGTCACAAACGAATCTCTGATACCAGGGATTGCCAACAGGTTGTGTTGAGACAGCAATGGATCTGTGATGATCTTCACGGCTGTTTGGTAAGAGAAGATAGCGTTGTTAGACTTTCCTACACCACTCTGGTTGGTTGAGAACCCTGGGCTTGTGTAAGAACCATTTGCTCCTCCACCTGTTTCAGTAGAAGATGCCTTGTCGTTCAGCTTTGAAGCATTCTTGTCAAGAATGTTCACGCCATCATATCCACCGTACAGAACGGTTGTGAACTTGGCGTAGTCTGAGAATCTGTTGAACACAGAAGCCGTGGTGCCCTTCATCAACAAAGTTGCCAAAGTAACACGAGAAGTACCGTTGTCAGAAACACGATAGTCAGTTGGATCAACAGCACCATTTCTGATGTAGGCAGTTTCTCTCATGTGGGCATCTGCCGATGCTGTCACATCAGCAATTGTTGTGTTGCTAAGAGCAACCTTTGCCAAGGTGAACTTGTTGTTGGAGAACGTGTCAACGCTTGAACCAGTCACAAGAACATCCAACAAGGACAATCCTTGGAACTTAGTCAAAGAACTAACCAACGGGTTGATCTCGTTCGAGACGTTTGAGTTCAGAACGTTTGTGTTTCTTTCGGTTTTCACACCCCAGAAGAATCTGGTGTCAACAATTTCATTTGCACCAGGAGCACCCTCAAGAATTGCCGTGGTAGAAACTTCACCTCTAGTGACCTTAAAACGATAAGGAAGTGGAGGAATGATGGCTCCAAGCATCAATGGATCAACTCCCGAACCAAACGAACCCGATGCACCAAATCTCGTAAGAGAAGTTCCAGGTCCGAAGTCGGTCAAGTATGGGTTTGTGTTCAAAAACTCAAAACCTCTGAAGCCAAACGGAAGAGCATTCTCTGGAAGAACTTTGCGCTCCACTTGCTCATCCATCACAACACGGATATACTTCGACTTGTTTGGGTTGTTACCAGACTTAACCAATCTACGATCATCTGGATCTACAACATCAAACAAGAAAGACACCTTTGTGTCTCCAATGACTTTGGCAACATAGTTGTCGCTGTCTGGGTCCAGTGTAAGGTTGTTGAACTGCTCAATGATTCTTGGCTCAACATCTGTGTCTGCGAAATCACGAACAATCAAAGAGAATGTTCCGTATTGATTTCTTGGGTTGGTTGAAGCCAAAACGTTAGCAATGCTTACCTTGATCTTGTTGTTGGCATAGGCACCGTCATCCAGCGACTCAACGTAGAACAAGTTGTATTCCGTCAAACCAAAAGGCTGAGAGATGAACCAAGGTGTTCTTGGTGTCTTGAACCTTGTGTCAAACCTTCCAAACGCATCTCTTAGAGTCAAGGACGTGTCGCCAGAAGTGGTAGAAGTTGCTGAGCTGCCAGAAAGAATTCCAACAAAGTCAACATAGCTTCCAGAGCTATCAACAACACGAGCTATTTCGTTGTCAACTGCAAAGTCACAGTAAAGCAAGTGCTTCTCTGTTTCGAACTTGTCTGGATCTGTGTTCAAGATCTTACCAACATAATCGTTGTCAGATGGGTTCAAGGAAGCAGTGAGAATACGCAGACCAGCATATCCGTCTGTGGTTGCAAACGAAGAACCAGCAGATGAAGAGATGACAAGCTTGAACTTACCAGAAGTAGGATTGGTTGCACTTTGATCAATAGCCGCAAAGTCGTCGATCAAACTTCCAAAGGTTTCGGAAGCAGACATCACCATCACTCTTGTGTCGTAAGCAGAAAACAACATTCCACGAACAAGATAAGTGTCTGTTGCACTTCCGTTCTGGAAAAAGCTGTTGTTGTCAGTGAACATTGGCATTCCATAGACTTCAGTTCCAGTAACAACATGTTTTGCTACCAAGAACTGCACTGAACCCTGATATCTGCGATCAGTGCCAGGAAGAACTGCGGAACCAGAGATCTTGAAACCTGCATTGACAACCCTACCAGTTGTTCTGGTGTCGTCCATGTGTGTCTGAGTGGTGTTTGCACCAGCACCCAAGACTTTCAAGAAGGTGCAAGCAAACCTGTTGTCAAGCCACTTCTCAACTGCGTATGGAGCAGCCATCTTGGTGTTCAGTGATCCAAACTTTGTTTGAAAATCAGAGAACGACCCAAGAGTTACAGGAACAAAGGCTGGTCCTTTTGGAGAAGTGCCAATAACGGCTGCGGGTATTCCAGATGGTTCTACTACACGAGCCGAGAGGTCAATCTCACGGTCGAAGAAGCCTGGGCTTTTGAATGTTTGATCTGCCATTTCTGTTCCTCGTAGATTGCAGGATGCTGTTGGTTGGTCAGCAATCAACTACCAATTTTGTCTTGGATAATTATGGTCCTATAGAGGCGATTCCCTGGAAGACTCTTCTTCCGCTATATTTACGAGCTTTTAATGGCTGTGATGAACTCTTCCAAAGAATGAAACCCGGAAGCGTAATAAACTGTCTCGCCTTGTTTTTGATTCGTTTCAAGTATTTTAGCAAACTTGTTTTCCGACTTGTTGGTAACTGGGTTGAACACTGTTTTTTGAACCAAGAGTCTTTGATTGGTTGTTGGTGTTTGAGCAGTTGACAAGTCTGATTCAATGTCTGTTAAAGAAAACCCAGGATTCACATCATGGTGTGGTCCTTGAGGAACAACGATGGTTCCTGGTGGTTCTTCAAGAGTAAAGGCAATGTCGGTTGCTGATATTGTTCTTCTTACTGGCACTGGCAAACCAGCACCACTAGAAGCAAGGATGAAAGCTTTCACGGTCAGTTGGAACGTGTAACGTATCACACGTTTTTCCTCAGTGAATTCATCAAAGTTGTCGGAAGAGCCAATCTCATCAGCAATGGTTGCTATGAACCAATAACCTTTGGGTGTGTTTAACCTGAACATCTTGCCTTGTGGCAGTTGTGCAGTAAGCAAGCTGGTTATCAAGTAGTTCATGTGAAGAGTGTGAACTGTCCAGAATGTCACTTCGTAAGTTGCAGTGTAGAACTGTGGCTGTGGGATGGAGATGATCTCCCAGACGTTGTTTCCAAGCTTGGAATCCAACAACGAACCCTGAGCAACACCAAGGTCTTTGTTCGGTCCTGAACTGCCTTGTGGCCTTGTAGAAGAAGCATTGCCAGGGTTCAGGTTGTCAATAGCCAGTTTGTTCAACAAGCTCTGATAGTCTCTGTCTTGAGATGACAAACGCCTCTTGATAACAATGTCTCCAGAGAACTGGTTCATTCCCCTGCTTGTGAGGTCTTCTGGGGATTGGGTGATAGACTTTCTTCTGATTGATATTGCTGGCAACATCAACTGCTTGCTCTTATCTCTTGGTGGTCTTAGCTTCTTGATCAAAGCAAACCTCTCACCAACTGGGAAGATCACATATGGCTTGTTGATGTTAAGAGGACCATTCTCACCATCAGGAATAACAGTGTTCCTGAAGCCAATCTGTTTATCAAACAAGTTGTAAAGACTGATATCCACATCTTCGATATCACATGATGGAATCGTGTAATCTGTTGGACTTGATCCTTCATAACCTGAAGACAGGTGATCTACAGGATTTCGTTCGTCCCTTTCAATGTCAAACCTTGTGCTGTTTTTGGTTTCATCACTCATTACTTAACCCCTCAGCCAAGACGAACATCTTCATAAAAACGTTGATAAACATCCTCCGTAAAACCATAGTCAAGAAGCACCACATTTTGCTGAGGTGTCTTACCCCAGTGATCTATCAATGTTAAATCGCCAGAAAGCAATTCGGTGTTTCTCAATCCTTTTATGGTACTAAGAAACCACGGATTCTTCAAACAATCATTTATCTGCTTCTCTGATTCTTCGCCAAACCTAGTTCTTAGGTTGGCTACAGCTTGTTCCAGGGTTATTTTTCTCAATCCAAATAATTCTGATAAAAAAGCCCTAAACATTGACCATGAACAACCAGTAAGGTTTTCGAATTCACCCCCACTAACCAGCGGTTTAACAAGCTCTGAAACAAGCCATTCAAAGTTGGGATCATAATCAAGGATCTTTGCGTACAGGTTTCCTGTTCTGCTGTCAGTTGAAATTTCCATTTCCGCTTTGTTCTGACCCAGACCTTTTTCATTGATAGCAATTTTCAAAACTCGTTTGCTGTCAATAGCATAAACAGTTCTTGATGAGCCTTCTCCGAGAAAACGTGCAGACGGGTCTTTTCTCAAAAATGCAACTATAGAACCAATGTTTGGAAACCTGGAACGGTTTGAGAAGATCCTTGGGTTGATCTTTGCCTCTGCAAAAACTTTGGCTACTTCTTCATTGATAAGTTTTTTTATTTCAAATTCTGTCAATTTCATAATAAACCTGTTCTGTGACTTAGGTAAATAACTTCACTCATCATAAAGTTTGTTTGCTCTCAAGGTAAAATCAAGATCAACTCTTCTTGGGCCTTCACCCAATGCAATCGGAGCAAGGTCATCACCAAGACGCTCCCGAACATCTCTGACATCTCCAGTTGGACCTTCTCTGTTTTCTGGCAAACCTCTTTGCTGCTCAAACGGAGTTGGAGAAGGTATTGCAGAGTCTTCTGTTGGTTTGAAAAACTTCTTGGGATCAAACTCGCCAGCCTTGGCCAACAACCCAACCAACTTGATTCCAATGTCATGTTCAACTTGACCAAAGAAGTTATTCACGTTTAAACATGACACGATCTCATAAGCTTCTTTGCCATAGGTGAAGAAGTCTCCTTCTGAGACTTCAATCCCCTTCTGCAACATGTCTCTTGCTTGAACAAAAACTTCAAGTTTGTTGTATTGCTCAGGACCAAAATGAGTCATCTTCGTTTCCCACGAAGGCTGACTAACAAGAGCATCAATCCTGATTGGATTCTCAAAGATCTTCCTCACAGCCTCGTTGTAAACCGGATGGATCTGGGTCTTCAAGGTTGAAACCGGCCAGTAGATGATCTGTTGACCAATGATGTCTTTAACGATCTCTTTTCCAATATCGTTGAAAAAGTCAATCTCTCTCTGAGTTACAAATAGTCTTCCCATCTCCCTCTCCCTCCCTGGTTATGTTCCACGAATATCCTTGAATAGCCATCAGAACATCCTGATCGTGTGAGTTGGAGGCATAGGCATGAAGCTTAACTGCTTCATGAGATTCTCTGCTTGTTGAGCTTGCTGTTCTTGAAGTTTTGAATAAGACAAACTTTCAAGTTTCTCTTTCAAAGACTCCAACAACTTCTCCTGGTCTTCTCTAGCCTCTGTAACCAAAGCTGAACCATCAAGCTCAACCTCAGAACCCGGAATCGGAATTCTGGAAATCTTCCTTCTTGTTCTTCCAAGGACTTCTGTTGCAAGGGCCAGAGTCATTCTGGCAACCCAGTTCTTTGCCCATTGATTCAAAGTTGAATAGGTGATCAACCCCATCGGGATGTTGCCAGGGTTAGATGCCCCGTAAGACGGCCCAGAGAAGCCAGCAGCGACCGCAGATGAGTAGGAGCCACTAACAGAGCCACTCATGTTCAAGTCGATAAAAGCGGCCCCTGGAGCGGCAGAAAAGGTCACTCTGATCCAGACCTTGTTGTTCACTCCCTCGATGATTGAACCTGGAATTGGAAACACTCGGATGTTTCTGCCAGAGATCTTATAGCTGTAATGAGATCTTCTAACTTTACCACCAAGCTTCAACTGTCCTGATCTGAGAACATCTTCAAACAGTGGAAGAATGTGGAAACGTGTATCAGAGTTGAATGCGCCAAGCGGAACTCCAACACCACCAACACCACCCATGTTTGTACCAAAGGATGAATTGAACAGATATTGAATAGGAGCATAGTGGTAGACTTCAACCACTCTCATTTTTCCACCACTACCAGACAACATGTTGTACAGTGGATTCCCTGATTCATCCTTGAGATCTGTGAAAAGGTCGTAGTCTTGCTGACCCGTAACCATGTCAATTGAACCAGAGAAAGAGTTCTGAGTAGAACCCCAACCAATGATGTTGGCATAGGGCTCTGCCAACCTGTCAAGAAACTCAAGGTTTGGTGCGATGTAGGTGTTTGTCAGGTTGATGGTGTTCCTGCCAGTAGCAGGATCAAAAGAACCCGTTGGTGTTCCAAGAAGGTTGGCAAGGTTGCTGTTTGTTTGGTATTCAATAACCCAAGCATTGAACAACTTGGTTGCTTCCTCGAAGCAAGTCCAGATCTCTTTTTTTGTTAGTTCAACGGAAAGAACATCCTCGCCCAGTTTTCGTTTCACATAGACAACCATTGAATCCGCATCGCGTTGAAACGCAAGATCGGAATCATAAAGACCAAAGGGTGTTGGATTGAGAACTTGAATGAAGTTGGCCATTTTCTCTAAACTTTAATTAGAGAAAAACAGGAAGATTAGTGTTTCTTGGTCTTCTTCTTTGTGGGTCTAGCTTTTCTTCTTCTTTTTTGTTTGACAGGTGGTTCGGCAACAAGAGCGAGATCAGGTTCTACTGGTTGCTCAACTGGCTGCTCTGCTGGTTGTTCAATTGGTGATGGAGGTGGAGCAGGGGTTTCCACTGGTTTCTCTTCCTCTACAACTGGAATGACGGGTGCAACACTTTGTTCGGTTTTAATGACTTCAAAGTTTGTTTTTTGTGTTGTGTACACAGGCTTGGTTTCTCTACAAGAGAGTTTCTCCAAAGCCCACACAAACAAGTCAACCAAGATCCTAATCATTTGCCACTCTCTTTAACAACAACACCCTTCATACCAGCAATCTGGTCTGAGATCTTCTGAATCAGTTCGGCCTTCTTCTTGAAGTTTGGATCTTTGGCAGCAGCCTGCAAGCCTTGATTGATGTTCATGTTGCTTCCTGGGACCATCACGTTGCTGGCAATGTCTCCATTGCCAGGTTGTGTCTTGACACCAGACTTCGTTCCGCTCGTTCCCGTGGTTCCAGAAGTGCCAGTGGTTGGTTCCGAGAAGTCAGAACTCTGAGTGGACATAACCCCACCAAGCTCTTTTAGATTCAATCTTCTAAGCTCGTTGAGCATCTGTTCTTTTACAGCTTCATCAATCATTTCACGAACCATTGCGTGAAACTCATCTATCGTGTAAAGCTCGGTTGACATGATCACTCTTTTCTTTTTGCAGGTCTTTTTGTTTTAAAGAGAGATTCCAATAGATTTGCATCTTGCAGTTCTTCAAGTGCTATATGGGCAATCTCCCAAGCAGTGTCAGAATCCAAGTCTTTTTCATACGAAAAGTCATCAATCAAATTATGAAAATCATCCATACGCAGTTTGCCGCGGTTAGCCTTCAGGACATCCTTGAACATTTCGATATACACTCTCGTGCCTGTTCTGTTTTTGTTGATCTTTGGGCCTGAGCCTTGGAATTCGGAAGAATCTGTTGATGTAACTGTGTCAAACCAACTTGGATCAGTTGGAACTTCAAGATTTGACATTGCTTCCGCAAACATTGTTTCATTCATGTGTGCATTGATCTTATCAACGGCCTTGTCTAGAATCAGACTTGCTGCTTTTCCAACTTTGTCATTGACATCAGTAACTTCTTTGCTTAGTTGCGATAGAAGTTCGTCTTTCAGATCATTGGAATCAACAGGGTATGCAAGTTCACCAGAAGGCTCAACAAACAAACTGAGGATCTGATCAAAGCATCTGGAGAGGGTGCTTCCTGTTTCTCCCTGTGGTCTTTGTTTGACACCAGAAAGAATAGCTGCACACTCAACAGC